CAGCCTCAATGTCAGCAAAGCTCAATTGGCCATTGAACAGCTCTTCCATAGAACACCTAGATTGTGAACGGCATCGTGTTAGTATTTTACTATTGCATTGGCAAAAAAACAGCACATTCTGGCGTCGTTAAGAAAAGCCGAACAGAACATTTATGTTCCATCCGGCTTGGCAACGGGGGTTTTTGAAGAGCTTCCCTAGGAGCCGGTGCAGGCTCAACCTCAGCCCGCTCAATAAAATTCCCAATAAAACGAAAGCCGTAGGAGCTACCAACTCTTGCGGCTTTCTCGTTCTACAACCTGAAGTAGAGGTCGTATGACTAGAAAGATTGTACACAAGCCCGGCCAGATCGTTGGATTGTTTGAGATCGTTGCATCAGCGGGATCAACGCCGCGTGGCGGGAAGCTCAGGTGCACCAACTGCGGCGCAGAGATCGTTCGACGTGGCACGTCCATTCGTACAGCTCTGAAGAACGGCGGACGATGGATCAACTGTGAATGCGGTGGGGCGGCGAGGCAGGATATATCCCGCTCCTTTGCTGAAGCAGCCCAGAAGGATGTGATGGCTCAACAGCGTGAAGCTGAACGCCAGGCAAGACTCAGGAAGGATAACCGCCTTCTGTACTTCATCTGGGGAACTATGAAGGAGCGCTGCTACAACGCATCAAACAAGAAGTTCAAGTACTACGGTGCACGTGGCATCTTCGTTTGCGATGAATGGCGCGATGACTTCGAGGTCTTCTGCACCTGGTCTCTCAAGCATGGTTATTGTCGAGGGCTCACCATTGATCGTATTGACAACGACCGCGAGTACAGCCCAGACAACTGCAGGTGGACGACTTACGCAGTGCAGAACAGCAATCAACGGCGAGGAAAGCGCGGGCCATACAAGCCGCGCAAGCATGCACGGGTCCTTCCGGGGGATTGAGACCCTTGCGGGCGGTTCCGACCCCGAAAACGGTCTAGATGCAAATTTCAAAAGGGTGTTCATGAACATTTCACTTTACGCTTTCCGTGAACGCTTTACGCTTGCCGGTGCCTGCCGGTATTGAAGCGAAAGCGCGAACGCGTGAAGATGGAAGTACCAAACAAAATGAGGTGTTGGCATGGCGAACGATGGCGTCAGCATGCGAGAGTTTGCGCGCCAGGTCGGACGTAGTGCCGCATACGTAAGCGGGAAGTGCAAGACTGGCGAGCTGCCTCTTGTCGACGGAAAGATTCCGTTAGAAGAAGGCCTGAAAGCCTTCAAGGCTCTGGTCAAGTCTGAAGAACGAAAAAAGGCGAGCCGTCGCACGTCCAGAAAGACTGCGGACGTGTTCACGAGCGATGACGAAGACGACCAGCAAATATCGTCTGCGCTGAACGTTAACGAGGCGTTCAACAAGGCCCGGCTCGCAAAAGAGGTCGCGACCGCAAAGATCAAGGACCTCGAATACAAAAAGCTCAAGGGCGAATATGTCTCGGTTGCTGAGGTTGAGGCGGACGCGAGAGAGGCAGCAGCGATGCTCCGAAACTTCGCGATTTCCGCCCCGACTCGTTACTCGGCCCTGCTTGAGAATCGGACGCAGCGCGAAGCCGAGGAAGTCCTTGAGGACATTTTCCGCGACCTTCTGAAAACGATCAACGGCTCGCGGTTTGCAAAGGAGTGATGGAATGGGTATCTGGTCGAAAGCGTGGGCTACGGCCTGCCGTCCCATTTCTCGTTTGACCGGGAGCCAGTGGGCCGACAAGTTCCGCGTCGTCGCTTCTGGTACGTCTCCTGAAGCAGGTATGTGGCGCACAAGTCGAACTCCCTACCTGCAGGAGCCTATGGACTCTGCGACGGACAGGCGCACGGAAATCGTCGTCATGTGTTGCTCGTCACAGCTCGGCAAGTCGGAGATGCTCCTGAACATCATGGGCTACTACGCTGACCAGGAGCCTGCTCCTCAGCTGATGCTTCAGCCGACAGTTGAAATGGCCGAGGCGTTCTCGAAGGAGCGCATCGAGCCGATGTTCCAGAACTCTCCAGGCTTGCAAGGCAAGCTCGAAGAAGGGAAGGACGGTCGCGGCTCTGCGAAAAAGTCAAGTACGACTATTCGCATGAAGCATTTCCCTGGTGGCTATCTGGCTCTTGTCGGCGCGAACTCGCCAGCTGGTCTTGCGTCTCGCCCGATCCGTGTCCTTCTTTGTGACGAAGTGGACCGCTACGGCGTGACGAAGGAAGGCGATCCTCTGAAACTCGCCATTCAGCGAACTCAGAACTTCGGGAACAGAAAGATCATTTTGGTCAGCACGCCGACAATCAAAGGCGCGTCGAAGATTGACGACTGGTACGAACGAAGTGATCAACGTCGATTCTTTGTCAAGTGCCCGCATTGCGGTGAGGAACACATTCTGCAATGGGCAAACGTGACCTGGCAGAAAGACGACGAAGGGAATGCGCTGCCGATGACGGCAAGCATGCATTGTCCAGAGTGCGGCTGCATAACGAGAGGTGCCTACAAGCCCGATCCGAAGTTGCTACAGAGTGGCCGTTGGATTGCAACGAACCCGGGCAGCAAGATCAAGGGCTACCACGTCAACGCGTTGTACTCGCCGTGGGTGAACCTTCACGACCTTGTGGATGAGTTTGTTTCCGTGAACCACAACCGAGACAAGCACGGGCTCATGGAGTTCGTGAACCTGAAGCTCGGCGAAGCGTGGGAAGAGAGCAATCCCGATGCAGACAACTGGGAGCAACTGTTCAACCGACGCGAAAGCTATCCGGCAAACGGCGTTCTCCCAGACGGCGTCTTGCTACTGACCGCCGGTATCGACGTTCAGCACGACCGACTGGAATGCACGGTCTACGGGTGGGGTGTCGGCCGAGAGTGTTGGGGCATTGAGCACCGAGTGCTCTATGGCCGCCCGGACGATGCGAGAACATGGCAGCAACTTGACGCGGTCCTGCAGCGCCAGCATTCGATGCTGAACGGCGTCCACATTGCGGTCGCTTGTGCCTGCGTCGACTCGGGTGACGGTACATATACGACGAATGTCTACCAGTACACGAAAGCCCGCGAACGAATGCGCGTCTTCTCTGTAAAGGGGCGCGGCGGCATCGGTGTCCCGTTCATCAACACGCCGACGAAGAGCAACGCGATGAAGGCAACGCTCTTCACGCTCGGTGTTGACAGTGGAAAGTCGCTCGTCATGAACAGGCTTTCCGTGCAGGACCCTGGTCCGAACTTCGCGCACTATGCGTCGCAGGAGGACAGGGGCTTCTCTGAAAACTTCTTCAAGCAACTGACCGCTGAGGTGCTTGAAAAACACTTCGAGAAAGGTGTCTCGAAAATGGCGTGGAAGAAAATCCGCGAACGAAACGAGGCTCTTGACTGCGCGGTCTATGCGACTGCTGCACTGGAGCTTCTCTCGCCTAATTTCGATTTTTTGCAGGAGTTTTATGCGAATGGGGGAGCACTCAAGCAGCAGACCGCTCCGCGTAGGTCGCGCGGAACCCTTTCAAAGGGGATCACCTTGTAAAGGAGTTGAAGCCTAGTGGCACAACAGAAAACGCAGATCGAATACATCAACGTTGACGATCTGAAAGCGTACGAGCGAAACGCCCGAACGCACAGCGACGAGCAAATAAAGCAAGTCGCGGAATCGATCAAGGAGTTCGGTTTTACAAACCCTGTCTTGATTGATGAACACAATGAGCTCATTGCAGGCCACGGTCGAACATTGGCCGCGAAGTCGATCTGCATGAAGGAAGTGCCGGCGATCCGCCTGAAGGGGCTCACCGACGCGCAGAAGAAAGCACTGCGCATTGCCGACAATCAGTTGGCACTCAACGCCGGGTGGGACGAAGAGCTTCTTCGCATCGAGCTCGGTGAACTTCAGGACGTTGATTTCAATCTTGATGTCATGGGCTTTTCTGAGGAAGAGCTCGATGCACTTCTTCTGGCGGAAATCCCGGCCCAAATCGAAAACGATGAGACGGTCGACGACGAGAGTCCTCAGAGTCAACTTGTCTTCAAGGTTACCTGCGAGACGCGAGATGAACTCGAAAGACTCAAGGAATTGACTGGAGCTGATGACAACAGTTGTCAAGCTTCCGTCCTCTTGGAGTACATCAAACAATAAGGAGGCATTGACATGTCTTGGATCACCATAGACGAGGCCCGCGCGAATCTGAAGATGTGGCTCGATGCCGAACGCGCGGTTGCCTCTGGCCAGTCTTACAAAATCGGAACGCGTAGCTTAACGAGAGCTTCGCTTTCAGATATTGCGGCTCGCATCAAGTACTGGCGCAACGAAATCGACAAGCTCGAAAACGGACGTAAGGGGGCGCGCGTGATGCGCGCAGTCCCTCGCGACCTGTAAGGAGGCTTGCAAATGAATCTGCTTGACAAAGCAATCAGGGCGATCAGTCCTGAGCGTGCGTTGAAGCGCTTCGAGGCACGAAGAAAGCTCGAAATTCTGAACTCGGGCTATTCACGGCACGGTGGCTCATACGCAAAGAAGTCCTTGATCGGATGGCTGTCCGGCGGAAGCGATGCGGATGCGGACATCGTTGACAACTTGGAAACGCTTCGCAATCGCTCGCGCGATCTCTACATGGGGTCGCCTCTTGCGACCGGCGCTCTGAAGACGGTACGAACGAACGTTGTCGGTTCCGGTCTTGCGCTGAATGCACAGGTCGACGCGAAGTTCCTCGGTCTCACAGAGGAGCAAGCGAAGGAATGGGAAGAGAACACCGAACGCGAATGGCGTCTGTGGTCTGAAAGCGTGAACTGCGACGCCGAGCGCCGGCAGACATTCTTTCAGCTTCAGTCCTTGGTGCTCCTTTCGGCTCTGATGAGTGGAGACGTCTTTGTGACGATGCCGATCATTCCGCGCAAGGGTTGCGCCTACGACCTGCGCATCGGTCTCATTGAAGCCGACCGCGTGTGCGATCCGCTCAATGCCTCTACGACTGCAAACATTCTTGGCGGCATCGAGGTCGGGACGTATGGTGAGACCGTTGCCTATTGGGTGGCGAAACATCATCCGGGCGCGATCCCTCGCATCGGTCAAGACCTGCAGCAGGAATGGAAGCGCGTGCTTGCTTTCGGTACGACGACAGGTCGACGAAACGTTCTGCATATCATGGCAGACGTAGAGCGTCCAGCACAGCGCCGAGGCGTGCCGATGCTTGCTCCTGTCATCGAGGCTCTGAAGCAACTATCCAGGTATTCAGAGGCCGAACTGATGGCTGCGGTCGTGTCCGGGATGTTCACAGTTTTTGTCAAGAGCAACACTCCCGATTCTCCACTCGCGACGGCCTTCAATCCGGCGATGCAGGTCGACAAGGCCCCAAACGCCTATGAGATGGGGAACGGCTCGATCGTTGCCCTTGATGAAGGTGAAGAGGTTCAGATTGCGGACCCGAGTCGACCGAACCCCAACTTTGATCCTTTCGTGATTGCTATCTGTCGTCAGATCGGTGCGGCGCTTGAGATTCCTTACGAACTTCTCGTGAAGAACTTCACAGCGTCCTACAGCGCGTCGAGGGCTTCGCTTCTCGAGGCTTGGAAGATGTTCCGCATGCGCCGCGAATGGCTCGTGGGGAATTTCTGTCAGCCGATTTATGAGGAGTGGCTCACCGAGGCCGTCTTGAAGGGGCGTGTGCAAGCGCCCGGCTTCTTTGACGACCCGGCGATCCGTGCTGCATGGTGCGGGGCCGAATGGTTCGGCGATGCGCAGGGACAGCTCGATCCGCTGAAGGAAGCCAATGCCGCGAAGGTTCGAGTCGATGAAGGCTTCAGCACTCGCGAACGAGAGGCGGCTGAGCTTACTGGCATGAAGTACGACCAGGTCCACGCTGTGCGCAAACGCGAGGAGGCAATGCGCAGGGAAGACGGTCTGAGTGCGACAGCTCCGGCTCAACCGATGACGGAACCGGAGAAGGAGGAAACAGATGAATAAGAACAAGTTCTATCAATTCACGGCGGCTGCTCAAGATGCCCCCGCACGGCTTGACCTGTTTGGGTCGGTTGGGGGGGGCTTTTGGGATCAGGGTTTCGATGAGTCGAGTTTCAAGGCCGACATGGCTGTAGTTCGCGACGACCAGCCGCTCAACGTTTACATCAATTCGATGGGCGGGAGCGTATACACGGGGATCGCGATCTACAACCTGATCTCCCGTCATACAGGCCCGGTGACGATCACCGTCGCGGGCATGGCGGCCAGTGCGGCCACGATCATCACGAGCGCCAAGAATGCGAAGGTGGTCATGCCGCGCGGCTCAATGATGCTCGTCCATCCCGTGCGCATGAGCACCGATGCTCTGACGCCGCGCGAGATGAAGGAGGCGGCAGAAAACCTTGAGAAGGTTCGACTCAGCGTTCGCGACATCTACAGCGAGAAGACCGGTCTCGATGAAAAGACTCTCGACAAGCTAATGAACGCAGAGTCGTTCTTGACTGCTGAGGAAGCGGTTGAGCTCGGTTTTGCTGACGAGATCGACGAAAGCCAGGTCGTCGAAAACCGTGCGGTGGGTGACGCCGTTATGGTCAACAACCTGAAGGTGAGCGCGCAGTTCTTTGCGAATGCACCTGAAGGTTTCATTCACGCGGAAGAGCCGAAGGCGTCCGTAGTTCAAAAGAAGGAGGTTCGGAAAATGAATCTTGAAACCTTGAAGGCGGAACACCCTGAACTGGTTCAGGTGATCCGCAACGAAGCAATGGTCGAAGGCGCTGCGCAGGAACGTGCACGCATTCAGGCAATTGAAGACATCGCTGTCGTCGGTCATGAAAACCTTGTAAACGCTGCGAAGTTCGACGGCAAGACGACCGCAGAAGCGCTTGCAGTTCAGATCCTGAAGGCCGACAAGGCTCGCGGCGCACAGATGCTCAAGGCTCGCGCGAATGACGCGAAGGCACTTGAGGGCATCGAACCCGAAGGCAACGAGGGTCTTGATCCCAAGTCCGAAGCGAAGGCAAAGCAGGACGCCGAAATGAAGGCGGCCATTGAAGCAGGTGCGCGCGCCTTCGCTCGCAAGTAAAGGAGGAAGAAGAAATGGCAATGCAAGAAACTCATACGACGACTGTCGACAATCTTTTCGCTGCGTCGCAGATCATGCCGGTTGTTGCTGACAGCATGATGGTCAAGACTAGCCAGGGCGTGCTCAAGCGCGGCGCTCTGCTTGATAAGGACGGCACGCTCTGCAAGGTTGACTCTGGGAAGACGACGATTTCTGCAGTGTATGCAGTTCTTGCCGAGGACGTGGATACGGCTTCCGGCGACAAGGTCGCTGCCGTGTATCTCACCGGCGAATTCAACGAAGATGCTCTTTCTTTTAACGCTGAGAACAGCGCTGCCGTTGCGGACTTCAAGCCGTCTGCTCGTCAGGTCAGCATCTTCTTCAAGCCGAGCATCTAAATCTCAGGAGGGACTACAACAATGGCAATTGATATGTTTACTACTCGCACGATGCTCGCGATGGTCGAAGAAGGCCAAAAGAGCAATTCCACCTGGTTGCGCGATCGCTACTTTACGAATCGCCCGACCTTCCACACCCAGAAAATCGACTTCGACATCATCGGTCGCGGCGGTCGCAAGATTGCGCCCTTCGTCAACCCGAAGGTTGGCGGTGTCGTGCTGACACGCGAAGGTTTCCGCACGGAAAGTTACGAAGCGCCGGAAGTTTCTCCGATGCGCGTGACGACGGCAGAAGATGTGCTGAAGCGCCTGCCTGGCGAAACGATCTACTCCGCAAAGAGCCCGACGCAGCGTGCTGCCGAAATCCTCGGCAAGGACTTGTCCGACCTCGACGACATCATCACGCGTCGTGAAGAGGTCATGTGCGCCGAGGCTCTTTTCCAGGGCAAGGTGACGGTCAAGGGCGAAGGCTACGATGAAGTTCTGAACTACTGGGCTCACCTGGAGGCGAAGGAGCAGCCGAAGACTACTTTGGGCACGAAGTGGGACGCTGCTGACGCCTCCCAGATCATGGGCGATCTTCGTACGCTTCGTCGCACGATGATTCAGTCCGGCGGCTTTACTCCGCACGAGCTGATCTGCGGCTCGAAGGTGCTTGATACGATCCTCGATAAGCTCACGACTGCCAATCAGCTCGATATGCGTCGCGTCGACATGGGCGCGATTGATCCGCAGCACTTGCCGAATGGCGTGACGTACTGGGGCTATCTCAAGGACTCCGGTCTTGACATCTACTCTTATGACGAGTGGTACACGGATGACGCCGGCAAGGAACAGCCGATGGTTCCCGAAAAACTCTGCATGCTCGCAAGCCCGAACGCGAAGACGATGCTTGCTTACGGCCTGGTTTCCTTGACCGGTGATGATGCGGTCAAGTTCTACGAAGGCGCTCGTGTCCCTGATTCTTGGGTTCAGCGCGCCAACCCGTCTGGTCGTATTGTGCAGATCAAGAGCCGTCCGCTGCCGATCATTCAGCAGATTCACGGCTTCCACGTCATCGAAGCTCTTGCTTAAGAGCGACAAAAACCGAATTAGGGCAGGCAATACGACCTGCCCTTTTTCGTAGGAGGGACAGAAATGAAAGTTGTTCTTTTAGAAAACCTTCTCATTTCCGGCAAACGCTACACGGCAGGCGAGGAGATCGAGGTTGACGATACGGTCGGCCTTCAGCTTCTCAAGGAAAATCTGGCGCTTGTCGGCGTGAATGAGGTCGAGGACGACCCTGTCGAAGAAGCTCCATTGCCGACGCCGGAAGCTGCTTTTGCTCCGATTCCCGAAGCAGAAGATGAGCCAGAAGTTGAAGTCAAGCAACCTGTCAAGCGTCGCACGACGAAGAAGGTGGCGGGATGAGTTCCTTCAAGGATTTCCTTGCTGCTGACGTGCAGAACGTCTTCATCAACCTCGACGAGTTTGCCGAGGAGCACGAAATTGGCCATGAGGTTGTGCCGTGCATTCTCGACAAGATCATCACGCAGGCGAACGGCGACGATTCATACCTTGGCGTTTTTGTCAACCAACTGACGATATACGTCGAAGTCGGCGTGATTGAAACGCCGGTCGAGGGCGAGCTTCTCAACATCGACGGCGCGCTTCATCTTGTCAAGTCTGTCAGCAATGAGGGCGGCGTGCTCGTCATTGTGACGGAGGCGAATGAGCAATGAGCACTTCATCCATCAAGGTGACTTCCGACCAGGCGATCGAGCGAGCGAAAAAGCTCCTCAGCGAAGTGCCGGGCGGCGTTGAGACTGCAATGATGCGCTCAATCAATCGTGCGGCGCAGGCAGGGAAGACGCAGGCCGTGAAAGAGGTTAGGGCTCGCTACACCGTGAAGGCCGGAGATGTTCGCCAGACGCTCACAACGAGCAAGGCGACGCACGCAAAGTTAGAAGCGGAGATTGTGAGCCGAGGTCCAATGCTCGGTCTTGCGGCCTACAAACATTCACCGAAAACGGACAGCACTGGTGCAAACCGGAAGCGCGTCCGCGTGTCTGTAAAGCGCGAAGGCGGCATGAAGCCCTTGGGGCAGGCCTTTGTTTGGCAGGGAAAGATCATGCAGCGCGTAGGGAAAAAGCGTCTTCCGATTGAGAAGAAGCTCGGCCCTTCAATCCCGTCGATCATCGGCAATCCGGAGGTTGTGGAGGCAATCGAAGAGAGAACCGATGAAATGATCGTCAAGCGCCTTGACCACGAAGTCAACCGCATTTTGAAAGTGTAGGAGGTGACCGAATGGTCGAAAACAAATTGACGCGTGCGATCCGTGAACTGGTTGCGGCGGCTGTGAAGAACTTCGCGCTTCCAACGAAGCCTGAGCGCGGTTTTGCAGAGGGCGAGCTTCGCGCTCCGCAGGTCGTCAACGGGTATCTGCCGCCGAAGCGTACTGGACAGAAGGACGACTTTCCTTTCGTTCTTGTCAGAGCGGATGAAGGTGCAACCGATCAGGACTCGACGGAGGTGAAGGTCTCGATCATTGTTGGGACCTACTCCGAAGAGTACGACGGGCACGAGTATTGCCTGAACGTCATGGCCCGAATTCGCACGGCGTTGTGCTCCTTGCCTGGGATGGTTCTAGCCAATCGATACCGGTTGCAACACCCGATCAAGTGGAGCACCTATGCGGAGCAGCCCTATCCGTACTGGCAGCTCGACATGCAGACGACGTGGGACATCCGCACGCCGCAGCCAATTGATAAGGAGGAGGACTTCTGATGACTATGAAGAAAACCACAAATAAAAAGGCGCAAACCACCGAGGGAAAGGTTGTCGTTTATATCGGCCCGACTCTTGGCGGTGGTGCACTGATGCGCAATGCGGTGTTCCGTGCAGGGGCGTTTCCTCCGCATATCGTATCGATGCGCGAAAAGAGTGAGGCCCTCCGTGGGCTTTTCGTCCCGGTGTCCGAGTTGGCAACGGCGAGAAAGCGCATTGGTGTGAAGGGCGACATCCTGAACGCCTATGTGCGTCAACTTAAAAATGAACTCTAAGGAGGTCATAACATGGCATACAACCACGGGGTAAAAATCTCCGAAGTGCCGACTTTGATCCTGCCGCCGGTGCAGGTGGAGGCGGCTATTCCTTTCATTGTCGGGACTGCTCCGGTCAATATGACCGACCCGACGAACGTCAACAAGCCCGTTCTCTGCTACTCGTATGACGAGGCTGTCGCTGCCTTCGGCTACGTGCCGCCGGTCGAGGACAGCGCGAGCGGTCTAAAAAAGTACGACTTCACACTGAGTGAGGCGATTTATTCGCAGTTCGCTCTCTTTGGCGTCGCGCCGGTCATCGTTGTCAATGTGCTCGATCCTACGAAGCACAAGAAGACGGCGACGGCTAAGACTGTGACGCTTGATTCGAAGACGGGCTCTGCAACGATTGCCGAGGTCGGCATTATCTTGTCTACCTTGAAACTCTCGCAGGACGTGACGACCTATCAGGAAGGCACGGACTTCGTTGCAACCTTCAACGATCAAGGCCATCTGGTCATCACGTCGAAGAAGGATGAGGACAGCTTCAAGGTGCCGGTCGGCGCCTCGCTGACGTTTGCGGCTGATAAGCTCGATCCGTCTGCTGTGACGAAGTCGGAAATCATCGGCGGCGTTTCCGTTGAAGGTGCAAAGAGCGGTCTTGAACTTGTCGGCGAGTGCTTCCCGCGCTTCCGTCTTGTCCCGGGGCAGATCGTTGCTCCGAAGTATTCGAGCGATCCTGAAGTCGCGGCTGTGATGGCGGCCAAGGCCGTCAACATCAACGAACACTTCAGGGCTATTGCTCTGATTGATGTTCCGACAGATACCGTCGATTCCTACTCGAAGGTCGCTGAATGGAAGAACCACAATAACGTCGTCGATGAGGCGCAAGTCGCATGTTGGCCGATGCTTGCCCTTTCTGGCACGGCGTACCACATGAGTACTCAGCTCATGGGCCTTATCGGCAAGGTGGACGGTGAAAACGACAGCACGCCGTATGTCAGCCCGTCCAATAAGAACTTCCAGATGACTTCCACGGTCCTTTCGAACGGCAAGGAGGTTTGGCTGGGGCCTGAAAACGGCGCTTACCTGAACGGCCAGGGCGTCGTGACAGCTCTCAACTTCATCGGCGGTTGGGTGTGCTGGGGCAATCGAATGGCCTGCTACCCGGGCAACACGGACGTGAAGGATTCCTTCATTCCGGTTCGACGAATGTTCAACTGGGTCGGCAACACGCTTGTTCAGACCTTCTGGCAGCGCGTGGATGCGCCTTTGAACCGCCGTCAGGTCGACACGATTGTTGACAGTGCAAACATTTGGCTCAACGGCCTCGCTGCTCGCCAGTACATCCTCGGCGGTCGCGTGGAGTTCCTTGAGAGCGAAAACCCGACGACGGACCTGATGGACGGCATCGCACGCTTCCATGTGTACGTGACGCCGCCGTCTCCGAATCGCGAGATCGATTTCATCCTTGAATACGACGCTAGCTATCTCTCGACGCTGTTTGAATAAGGAGGCTTGAATTATGGCAACTGGAAACAAGGTGCCCGAGCGCCTGATTAACTTCCGCGTTTACAACGACGGAAACGACTTGCTCGGCGTCGCGAATGTGGACCTCCCGTCCATTGAAGCGATGAGCGACACGGTCAGCGGAGCCGGTATCGCCGGCGAAGTTGAGAGCCCGATTCTCGGCCACTTCGGTTCGATGACTGCGACCTTCACTTGGCGCACCATCACGCCCGAACTTGCAAAGCTCGCGAACCAGAAGGCGCATGCGCTCGATTTGCGCGGATCGCAGCAGGTTTACGATGCTGCACTTGGCGAATATTCGTCTGTGTCGGTGCGCGTGTCTCTGCGTGCGACGCCAAAGAGCATCTCGCTCGGATCGTTCGAAGTGGGCTCTACGACCGACAGCGAAAGCGAGTTCGAGGTGATCTACATGAAGGTCCTTGTGAATGGCAAGGAGCTCATCGAAATCGACAAGTACAACTTCATCGCCAAGTTCGATGGGGAAGACAAGCTCGCCAGCGTTCGAAAGGACCTGGGCTTGGCGTAAAGCACTACGCCGGGGGCGGCATGAGTCGTGCCCCGGCAATCCCAAAACAAAGGAGTGAAAAACATGAAGTACATCCTCTCTAAGGAATATGAGTTTGAAGGCCAGAAGTACACGGAGATCGAACTGAACCTTGATGTCCTTACTGGCAAGGATGTGTCTGCGGTGAAGCGCGAATGGGCGCGTGCGGGGAATATTTCTCCGTTGGTTGCCGTGGACACTGATTTCTGCGTGTACCTTGCAGCGAAGGCCGCGAAGCTTCCGATTGAGTTCATGGAAAACCTTCCCGCCAAGGACTACTGCGCAATCGGGCAGGAAGTCAGCAATTTTTTGTTGGGGTGATCGGCGTTGCGGAGCGGTCTGATCCTGACGATGAGGTCAAGTCGGCGGCGGTGTCTATTGCTCGCGTCATGAAAGGCGGCGCTCTCGAATGGATGCAAGAGCCGTTGATTGAGCTCGCATCATGGAACAGGACGATCACAAAGCAGCTCGAAGCAGAAGCTCGGGCGGCGAAGAAAAAATAAGGCGGGAAATCGCCTTTTTTCGTAAGGAGGTGACCTCATGTCGAAGGTTTACGACATTGCCTTCAAGATCGCGGGGAAGCTTTCCGGAGACTTCGCGAACACCTTCAAGAAAGGGCAGGAGACCGTCGCCCGCATGGGTGATTCACTCGCTACGCTGAATGCGAAAGCTGCAAAGATGGACGGCCTGGTAAAGGCACGCAAGGCTGTAGGCGAAAGTTCGCGAGAGTACATCCGTGCGAAAGAAAAGGTCGCAGCACTTGGAAGAGCAATGAGCGCGACCAAGGAGCCGTCCGCCCAGATGGTCTCCGAGTTCAATAAGGCGAAAGCCGCCCTTGAAAAGTCGAAGGCTGCTCTTGAGCGGAATCGATCTTCTTTGCGCGAACTCGACGGGCAGATGGGAACGACCGGCACGCACCTGAGGACGCTTATCGAGCGACAGAATGCGCTCGCACAATCAGCTGACAGGGCTAGAGCGGCACAACAGAGGCTTGCGAAGATCAACGAGCGCCTAGGAAAGGCCAGTGATGCTCAAGGGAAGATGAGCGAAATGAGATCTTCCAGCGCGGGCACTCTTATGGGCGTTGGTGCTACGGTTGCCGCAACCGCAGGTGCGCCGGTCAAGCAGGCCATGAGTTTTGAAGATCAGCAGGCCGAGCTCCGAAAGTTCTCGGACGACTACAAGCAAGTCTTTGACGGCATTCAGAAACTCTCACTCCAGTATGCGAAGAGCACTGAGGACATGACGGCAATGGCGGCGAACGCCTTCCAGTCCGGCATCGCAAAGACGGCTGACGAAGCCCTGAAGCTCGTTGAAATTCAGAACCAGATGGCAATCGCTTTCGACATGACGGGCGATGAGGTTGGTGCTGCCTATGCGGACATCCAGTCGAAGATGGGCATCAACATCGAGCAGAGTAAGGCGATGTTTGACATCGTCAACCAGATCGGCAACACCACATCGGCATCCGCCAAGGATGTTGTCGAGGTGCTTGCTCGATCTGGTGGTGCTCTTAAGGGCTTGACTGCGATGAATGAGAAGCAGATTGCTGCTCTGGCAGGGTCCTTCCGATCCGCGTCCGTTTCGTCTGAAGTAGCTTCGACGTCGATGATGTCCTTCATTAACGCGTTGTCGTCTGGTGAAGGTGCAACAAAGGGGCAGAAGAAGGCGATGGAAGAGCTCGGCATTGATGCGGGCAAAATGGCCCACATGATGACATCGAACTCTGAGAACGCTCAGAAGGCCATTCAGGACGTTTTCAAGCGCATCAACGGCCTGCGAGAAGATCAGAAGTCGTCGATCATCGGCGCGCTCTTCGGGAACGAAGCGGGCGTCAAGTCTGCGGTTGCAACGCTTGCCAAGCAGGGCGACCTGCTTGCGGGCAACTTTGCGATGATTTCCGACCCGGCTCAGTATGCCGGGTCCATGCTGAAAGAGTTCCAGTCCAGGGCTGACACGACTTCGAACTCACTGCAGATTGCAGGTAACGCGGTCAAGTTAGTCGCCGGCGGAATCGGGACCGCTCTTCTTCCAGCTGTCCGAAAGTCGGCAGAAGCCTTCGTGAAAAGTAGCGAGGGCGTCATCAAGTGGGTGAGTGAGAATCAGTCGTTGATTCTGACGGCCATGAAGGTCGGCGGAGCGATTCTCGGTTCTGTGGCTGCCTTTCATGCGTTACGGCTTGGCTTCGCGCTTTTGGCGAGCCCGGTCATCTCCATGTACAAGGGCTTCCTGAACATTCAGAAGGCCATTTTGTGGATGCGTAACAGCACGGTGCTTGCGACGATCGCGTCGAAGGCTCAGGCCGTTTCGCTCGGTGCGTGGAAGCTCGTCGTTATGGCTGCAACGACTGCGGCGAAGCTGATGCGTGGGGCGATGCTGCTACTCAATGGCGCAATGCGTGCGAATTCTGTCGGCTTCGTCATTACGGCTTTTACGTTGCTAGTAGGAGCCGGTCTCGCGGTCTACAAAAACTGGGACACGATCAAGGCGAAGGCTGTCGAGCTGTGGAGTTCGTTCTCCTCGAACTTCCCGAACATTGCTTCGGTTGTGAAGGCAAATTTCGCGATTGTCGCTGACGTTGCGAAGAATGTCTGGGGTGTCTTCTCGAATCTCATCGGGTTCGTGAAAAACGTCTTCACTGGTCAATGGTCGGCGGCCTGGGAAAACGTCAAGGGCATCTTCTCGAACGCGTTTCAGGCGCTTGTTGGTATTGCGAAGGCTCCAATCAACAACGTCATTAATCTGGTGAATGGCGCAATCGGCGCGATCAACGGCATTTCGGTTGATATTCCGGAGTGGGTTCCGAAATTCGGCGGTCAGACATTTGGTGTCAACCTACCGAAGATTCCGCAGCTTGCTACGGGCGGCATCGCAACGCGCTCAACGCTTGCCAATATCGGCGAGGGTGGGGAGCCTGAGGCGGTTATTCCGCTGTCGAAGCTCTCGAACATGCTCGGTGCCGGGGTCGGCATGGGAGGCGGCATCACCGTCAATTTCGCTCCTGTCATCAACGTTTCGGGCGGCTCTGGTGATGCCTACGAAGGCGTGAAGCGCGGCCTTGATGAAGGTCGCCGACAGCTTGAAAAGGATCTGCGCCGTCTTATGGCGGATCAGCAGCGTCTATCTTTTGCATAAGGAGGCGGTGACGTGAAGACATACACGACCGTCGCGCAGGACACCTGGGACATCATCGCCAAACGAGTCTATGGCTCCGAAGCTTTGATGGACCAGTTGATCCGCGCGAATTTACAGCACCGGAAGACGGTGTTCTTTAGTGCTGGCGTTGTGCTCAATGTGCCGGACATTGACACGGAATCGGCTGAGTTTGCCGAGAATCTGCCGCCTTGGAAGCGTCCGGAGGGAACGCGATGAGTGGCCCCATCCAGACCAATTTGAGGCTCCTCTTCACCGAAGCCGGCAAGTCGGTGTCGGAGGACATTCTGCCGGATCTGCTCTCTTTCACGTACGACGACAAAGAGACAAATGAGGCTGACGAAATCAGCATCACTTTGAAGGACCCGACGGGAAAGTGGGCGAGCAAGTGGAAGCCGGACGGCGGTGAAGTCGTCCGAGCTTACATCGCATCCGGGACGGTTGATGGGAAGAAAGGGCGCGAGCTTTTCTGCGGAAAGTTCTTCGTCGATTCGCTCCGCACCAGTGGCTCGCCTCGTGTTTTCGAGATGCGGGCCGTGTCGGTCCCGATGAATACACCGATCCGTCGAAAGATGGTGACAAAGGCATGGGAAAAGAAAACGCTAAAGGGCATCGCTCAGGAGATAGCGGCGGCCGCGAAAGTCAAGCTCCTCTTTGATTCGAAGGAGAACCCGAGCTACGACCGACAGGATCAGAAGGCAGAAAGCAACTTGAAGTTTCTCTCGCGCCTATGTGAAGACGCCGGGCTTTCGATCAAGGTGACGGACTCGCAGATTGTGATCTTCGACCAGGCTTTCTACGAGAAGAAGCCGGTCAAAACACTCACGCTGGGCGTTTCGGACATTCTTTCGTGGGACTTTGAGTCGCAGCAGTCTGAGACGTACAAGAGTTGCACGATCTCATACCGCAACCCTAAGGAAAAGAAGAAGTCCTCCGCAGGCGGCTACACGTCGAACGAGTACGACATCGATGCCGTTCCAGAGAAGAAAAATCCCGCCGTCATGACGTACACCTACGTCGACCCGAACGCCGATGACAACGGTCAGGAGTACCAGGTCAAGAAGCGTGCGACTTCAATTTCCGAAGCTAAGCGGATCGCCAAAGCGACGCTGCGCAAGCTCAATCTGCGAAAGATGACCGGTAGCCTTTCTCTTGTCGGCGACACGTCCCTTGTGGCGGGTGTCGTCATCAATCTGAAAGGCTTCGGGTCGTTCGATGGGGCGTTCATCATCGAGAGCGCTTCGCACAGCGTCAGCACGAGCGGCTACGTGACGAGCCTTTCGGTTCGACGCGTCAACAACAACTATTGAGGAGGTGCGGCATGGACGCACTTTGGAAAGTTCCTGATGTGCCGAGCCTCATCAAAATTGGTGAGGTATCGAGCATCGATCCTGCGAAATGTACTGCTCGCGTTGTTTTCGACGACGAGGATGGACTCGTGAGCTACGACCTACCCGTTCTTCAGCGCAACACGCTCAAGAATCACGACTTTGCGATGCCCGATGTGGGCGAAGACACAATCGTACTTTTCTTCGGTGAAGGGCAGGAAGACGGCGTCATCATCGGTTCGATTTACGCGGGCGAAGTAACGCCTCCGGAATCGACCGAGAACCGGCGCACGGTTGTCTTCGACGACGATACGCGCGTCTGCTACGACCGCCAGGAGCACAAGCTCACTGTGACGATTGAAGGTACGGAGATTGTGTTCAATCGACAGGACGGCTCCATTACGGTGCCGAATGCTTTGACGATCAATTGCACGGACTGCACCGTCAATGCAAGTTCGTCGACAACGGTAAACACAGAGACGGCCATCGTGAATGCTTCGTCTAGCACGACCATCAACTCGCCCGACACGCACGTGACGGGGACCTTGACGGTCGACAAGATGATCACCGGGAAGGGTGGTATGGCGATTTCTGGAGGTTCCGGTGCTACGGCTTCTGTCTCTGGGACGATCGAACTCAAGGGCTCGATGACGTCTAGCGGTGACATTACGGCAGGCGGTATCAGTCTCATGACACACGTTCACACTGAACAAGGTGACGGGGCCGACGTGAGCAAGCCGAAATAAGAAAGGAGGGCCTTCCTATGGGCTTGGGTTTCAGTGCGGTTGGCATTTTCGGCAAACTGCCTTTTCTCTGCAGTAGTGCAGTGACATTCACATTCAAGGACCTGTCCGTCTCGCGCAGCGCCAGATGGGCGACGCACGAGATCATCGGAAAGAAGCCGGTGCTTGAGTACATCGGCCCTGGGCTTACGGAGGTCAGCTTCAACATTCAGCTGAACTCAATGTTGGGGACGCCGCCTTTGACAGCGCTCATTCAGCTCAAAAAAATGCTCGAGAAGAAACAGGCAGAGCGACTGCTCATCGGGCCAGATTACCTTGGAAAGTTCGTCATTGAGTCGATTGGTGAGGAGCGCAAGTATCACAACAACATAGGCATCTGCGTCTCTGCTGAGGTCAGCATCACGTTAAAGGAGGCGGCATAAATGGCGCAATACACAGTAACGCTGTCCAGTCAAGTCGACTTCGCGCCGTCTGACGAGGTACGAGAGATTCTGCAGAACGTGCGGACGATTCTCAGCACGCGTAAGGGCTCCGTTCCTCTGGACCGAGACTTCGGGCTGACGTGGGCGCATATCGACAAGCCGATGCCGGTCGCAAAGATGTTGATGCGGTCTGAGGTGATAGACGCGATTGAAGAGTACGAGCCAAGGGCAACAGTCGTTTCTGTCGACTTTGACGAGGATACGGCGAGCGCGATGGACGGCATTTTGAAGCCGCGTGTCGTCGTTCAAATCGGAGAGGAGGAGTAAGGCATGGCAGAAACCATTCCACGCTGGCACTTACCGGCGGTTGAATTTTTGGAAACAGATGCCGAGACCATCAAGGCTGAGATCATTACTGGGTACGAGCAAGCGAGCGGACGCACACTCGCGGCGGGGGACCCGGTTCGCCTCTACCTGTTGAGCCTCGCTGCTGTCATCATTCAGCAGCGCATTGCCGTGAATCTGGCGGCACAGCAGAATCTGCTTTCATACGCTCAGGACGGCTATCTCGATGCGCTCGGTACGCTTTTGAGCGTTACGCGTCTTGCCGAAAGTAGGGCCGTTACGACGATCAAATTCACGCTTTCGCAGGCTCTGGCGACGGTCTACACGATCCCTGCTGGAACTGAGGTGACGAACGGGGTTGTGACCTTCGCGACGGACCATGAACTCAATATTGAGAAAGGTAAGCTCGAAGGGAGTGTCACGGCATCCTGCACCGTTGCGGGTACGATCGGCAACGATTACCTTGCCGGGCAGGTCAACACGATCGTCAAGCCGATGACGTTCGTCTCGAAAGCTGAAAACACAACGATCACGACGGGCGGTTCCGAAGCGGAAAGCGACGAGTCTCTTGCAGAGCGCATTCGCCTCGCACCGAACGGCTTCTCTGTTGCAGGTCCTGAGAAGGCGTATGTCTACCATGCGAAGAGCGTGTCGAGCTCCGTGCTAGACGTTTCTGTCACCTCCCCGACACCAGGCGAGGTCGATGTTTACGTTCTGCTCGCGGGCGGTGAATTGCCTTCAAAAGAAACGCTTGAGCAGATCGATGCGTACTTGAGTGATGAAACGCGTCGACCTCTCACGGACTTCATCCAGGTGCTTGCGCCGAAGGCCGTGAATTATGAGCTTGAGATTCATTACTGGATCAGTCGCGAGGACAGTTCGCGCGCCGAGCAGATCAAATCTGATGTTGAAAAGGCGGTCGAAAAATACCGCGTGTGGCAGCAAGGAAAAATCGGGCGCGACATTCTCCCTGCAAGGCTCATTCAGTACGTCATGCAGGCGGGAGCTTCGCGCATCGACAACCCGACGATGAAGCCAGTTGATTTCCAGAAGCTCGAAAGCGACCAGGTCGCGCAGTGCACGGGCGTGAAGATCGTTTACGAGGGCTACAAGGATGAGTAAGGAGCTCGCGGAGGTAAGGCTGAGCGACTTGCTTCCGGACTCAATTGCTCAAGACGACAACGTCAGGCACAGCGCGACGGCGCTCGACAAGCAGTTGCTCGATATGACGGCGGCGGTTGATCTTCCGTCGATTTACGTCAGCATTGACAAGCTCACGAGCACGCAGCTCGACCACGTCGCCTATGGGTGGGATGCGAGCGTCTGGCGCGATTCCTGGCCCGTTGCTTTGAAGCGTAGCGTCCTGAAAAACGTTGTGAGGGAAAAGCGAAAGAAAGGGACGCTTCGTGCTGTCAAAGATGCCGTTTCTTCGATCGGTTCGGCTGCGACCATCAGAGAGTGGTGGCAGATGGAACCCAAGGGAACGCCTCACACGTTCGAGATTCAGGCGACGCTTGGAAACATAGACGGCACGCTTGATGCCGAAATGCAGGAGGACCTTTTCGCGCTCGTCGACGACGCGAAGCCAGTCCGTTCGCATTACACCTTCGTGCTCGTGAGACAGCTACAGGGCGGCATGGGTGTTGACGGTTATCTTCGCCCGGTGGCTTACACGCGTATTCGCTCTGAAGAGATTGTGAGCCGAGACATTGATGCGGCTGTCGGCATTTTCGTCGGGGCACGGCCTATCGCGATGCGCTCGCTCGTCGGCCTCGCAAAATAAGGAGGGGTTTTTATGGACATCGTTTTGACGACGGCAGGTATTCAGGCCGTTATCAACGCAAAAGAGACCGGGACCAACGCCGTCACTATTTCTGAGATCGGTGTCGGCACCGGCAAATACACAGCAAGTAAGGAGCAGACACAGTTACAAGCTCAAGTCAAGCGCTTGCCGATTCTCGAAGGTGGGCAAGCAGGTGACAATGCGATTCACGTCGCATGCAAGGACGACGGGCCGGGCGCGTACGAGGTGTGCGAGTTCGGCCTTTTCCTTTCTGACGGGACGCTTTTCGCGGTCTACTCGCAGAGCACTCCGATCATTGCAAAGCAGGAGTCAAGCAATTTGCTCCTTGCTATCGACATGAAGCTCGAAGGCGTCAGCACCGGGAACGTCACTTTCGGCGACATGTCTTTCTCTTTCACAGCCGCAACACGTGAAAACGCAGGAATCGTTGAGCTTGCTACTGACGAAGAAACGCAGGCAGGGACCGATACGCAGCGAGTCGTGACGCCCGCCAGTCTGAAGAGCTTGACTTCTACGGCAAAGCGTGCGGGTCTCATCCGCACAGCATCGGAAGGCGAAGCGAAGGCGGGAACGGAAGGCGCGGCTGCTCTCACGCCTGCGACCCTGAAAGGCGCGGCTGCTTCCGAAGCGGAAACGATCGAAGGGAAGTCCGGGACGCTCTATGTGACGCCTCTCGGCCTTCGAGGCTTGAAAGCTACGACCGGACGAAACGGTCTTGTCGAACTGGCGACCGAGGCAGAGGCAAAGGCAGGGACGGACAAAGAACGCGCCGTTACTCCTGCGGGTTTAAAGGCTGTCGTCGATGAGGCGACCCCGGACGCAAGTGAAGCCGCCAAGGGGCTGATTCAGATTGCTTCTGCGGTTGAAGCTACAGCCGGAACAGACGCTCTGAAGGCAATGACGCCCGCGACAGGAAAGGCTGCGCTCGATGCGCGAATTGCTACGGTTGAAGAGGCGAAGGTTGGCACGTCGACGACGAAGCTCATCACGCCAGCAACTCTGAAAGCCGTTGTTGATGCGGCTGTGGCTGCTGCTCTGGCGAAACAAGGAGGTGCCGAATAATGGCCAACACAATTTTGATCACTGATGCCGGTCTGGCAGAGGTCGTCAACGCCGAGCAGTCTGGTACCGCGCCCGTCGTCATCACCGAGGTGGGATACGGCACGGGGCAATACACGCCAACGAACGACCAGACGGCCTTGAAGGAAGAGTTCAATCGTCTGACGACCATCGCAGGAGGTGCGGTTGGAGACAACGTCATCCACCTTGCGGCTCGTGACGATTCGACTGAGGCCTACACAGTCTATGAGGTCGGTCTCTACACGGCGAGCGGAACCCTTTTCGCGGTTTGCTCGCAGACGGTTCCGATCATCCAGAAGGCTTCACAGTCGCAGGCGCTGCTCGCGATTGATCTTTCGGTGACGGACTTCTCTGCGGACTCTATCGCTTTCGGCGATACGAACTTCTTGAACCCGCCCGCAACGACAACGACTCTCGGCGTTGTCGAGCTTGCGACGAATGAAGAAACGATCGCGGGAACAGATGGAACGCGTGCCGTCACGCCGAATAGTCTCAGCGCTCGAACAGCGACGGAAAGCCGCACCGGTTTGATCCGCATCGCCGTTCCGGCTGAAGTGCTTTCAGGAAAGGACAACACGAAGGCTGTGACGCCGTTTGGGTTGCTGTCTGCCTTTTTGAAGAATCATGGCGACAGCGGCTTTCAGAAGTTGCCGAATGGCTTGATTGTGCAGTGGGGTAAGACTTCGATTGCCGCCGATGGTTCGACCGTCGTTGCCTTCCCTGTTGCTTTCCCGACTGGAGTCGTTTTTGCGAACGCAACTCCGACCGGGGACGTTTCAGCAGACTTCGTCGCTACTGGCTTGACGAAGGGGAACGCGACCTTCAAGCACAACGCAAACGGTAAAGTCCCGGCGCTTTGGATGGCACTCGGATTCTGAAAGGAGAGGACAGAATGGCTTACTTCTACAGCGCGTCTCAACGCGCTTTTTACTGCACGGAGATTGTGTCGGTGGATGTCATGCCCGCCGACAAGGTGGCGGTTTCAGACGAGGCATACAAGAGCCTCATGGCCGCACAGAATGCGGGGAAGTTGATCCGTCCGGGGGCGGGCGGAGCTCCTGAAGCCGTCGACCAGACGGGCGCTGTCGCAACTGGCATCGTCCACGAGCTGACGGCTGCAACTGCTGACAAGCTGGGTCACATCAAGATCGGCAAGAACGTCGACGTTGATGTTGACGGAACAATCTCTGTCAATCTCTCGAAGGACATCGGCGATCGAAGGGACCGCGCTCCTGAAAAGCCCGATTACGGCCTGAGTTGAAGGAGGTGGAAACATGGCAGCGGTCAAAAATTTTACGCTCGATCAAGGCTCCGATAAGACGGTGTCCTTCATCCTGAGCGACAAGAACGGTCCGCTTGACCTGACAGGATATTCAGCCGCCATGCAGTTGCGCAGGTACGCATTCAGCGAGGAAGCAATTGACACGCTGACGACGTGTAATGGTCGTCTTCTGCTCGATGAATCGGCGGGAAAGGTCACAGCGAAATTCAAACATGAAAACACAGAAGGGTACCCGGGTGACACGGTGCTGTACGACCTGGAGCTTCAGTCTCCGGACGGCGAAATCACGCGGGTCGTTGAGGGAAAAATCAAGGTCTCCCCGGAGGTGACTCGTGTTAAATGCGCGCGCAAGGCGTGAGCTCGCAATTACTGCGCAAATCACGTCAGAAGAAGAAATTCAAGTAGATGCTCAATGTCAGGACATCGTTCCCAAGGTCGTGACCGTTGAGGTTCCTGGCATTCAGGGGCCGCCGGGAAAGGACGGTGCGCCTGGTAAGGACGGAGAGGACGGTCAGGATGGCACCTCTTTCGTCGAACGCATCGACAACTCTTTCATTGACAATCTTTTTTAATCGTAAAGGGAGTGAGAAAAATGAGTGCTTTGAATGCTTTTTTAGACAAGCAAGGTTTGACTCATTACGACAGCAAATTGAAGACGGTCGTTGCCGGGCAGATGACGATCGAGGGGCGCACGATCACGTTGAAGAGCGTCTCTGGTGCAACGCTCGCAACGGTAACGATGCCGCAGACGATCTATGAGCTTGCAACGGATCAGAAAAACGGTCTGATGAGCAAGGGAGACTTCGCCAAGTTGCAAGGTATCGCGGCTCAGGCGACGAAGGTCGAAAACTCTGAAACGAACGGGAACATCCAGATCAATGACGTGGAGACGCCCGTTTATGTCCATCCGACCGTGACGGCAGGCGCTCTTGTGTCTGGGCTCTACAAAATCACGACCGACGGCAATGGACACGTTACCCTCGGCACGAAGGTTGTCAAGGGCGACATCACGGCACTCGGTATTCCGGCGCAGGACACGACGTATGGCCCGGCCACGGCTGATGCTGCGGGGCTGATGTCTGCTGCCGACTTCACAAAATTGCAAGGAGTCGCTGTGGGAGCTCAGGTCAACGTACTCGAAAAAGTGAGCGTCAACGGCGGTGCTCTGCCGGTCAGTTCGAAGGGCGTCAATATCGATCTCACGCCGTACGCTCTAAAAACGGATATTGCGAGTGCCGTGAATTACAAGGGCTCTGTCGAAAACTATGAGGCTCTGCCGACCAAGGATGTGAAGGCAGGCGATATGTACAACGTCGAGAGTGCCGATCCTTCTCATCAGATTGACGCAGGAATGAATGTCGTCTGGAACGGCGAAAGTTGGGACCCGATGGCCCCGATGATCACGATGACTGGCATTACGAACGAAGAGATCGACGCCCTCTTCGCGTAAGGGGGTGTGCTCATGGCTAACAGTTTTCTCGACTTAAACGGGCTCGCCAATTTCAAAGCGAAGCTTGAGAAGAGCCTTAGCGATGAGTATGCGAAGAAAGCCGAGGTCGTCACCAAGGAGGAGGCCTCGGCCTTCGCAAGGCTCAAGACATGCAGCGAGATCCGAGACCGAGCACCGTCAAAGCCGGACTACGGCTTATCAAAAACAAAGGAGGGAGCTGAATAATGGCTCTGAAAGAACAGGATATCGTCTTTACGACGACGGATGAGGCGGGTAACACCGTCATTCAGTTTCCGATTACGCGCGTCGAAAATGTTGAAGACGCCGTGCGTACTGTGAACAAGAAGAAGCCTGACAGCAATGGCGACATTCAGATCGATGTCGACATGAGTCATCTGGCGACAAAAGATGAGCTGACGAAGGGCTTGGCGAATAAGCGAGATCACACGATCCAGATCGCCAACGCTGACTTGAACACGCTGCTTGAGGACAAAACATGGGCTTGCAGTGGGACGCTGAAAAACACGCCGATCGCTTGCACGTTCTGTATTGTGCAGGCCTACGACACGGGTGCTCCTGTCAGCGGGAACATCGTGCAGGTCTGCTATGTCCCGAACCAAACCGATAACACAGTCCGCACCTTCTGGCGCAACTGCAATAATGGGGTAACCTTCGGGAAATGGAGCGAATCCGGTGCCGTGAAGACGGTCAACAGCATTACTCCAGACGAGTCTGGGAACATTGACGTCCCGAATGCAACGACGAGCAAGTTCGGTCTAGTGCGCCTTGCTGCCGAAGAGGACGTTTTGAAGGAATCTCCGCAGACCGCAGTTTGCACTCAACTGATCTACGAAATCAATGAGTTTAGACGCAAGTCCACGGCGTATCAGGTCGGCGAAAAGGTTGACTGCGCCTTCCAGTACGAACGCTTTCTTGAGTGTACGAAAGCAGGGACGACAAGCGCGGACATGCTCGACACCCGAAATGTCACACATGGGCAGGTCATCAAGGACGGTACGGTTGAATGGACCGTGCGGACGCATGTGCGATCGATCAATGGCTCAGTGGCTGGAGCTGACGGCAATGTGCTCGTCGACGTTGGGGCGAAGACAGTCAATGGAAAAGGCCCGGACGGTTCTGGCAACGTGAAAGTTGATGTCGGGGTGAAGACCGTTAATGGGACGGGACCGGATTCTTTAGGAAATATTACGCCTGAACAAACTGGCTGTTTGCCGCTTAGTGGCGGGACGATGACTGGAGAAATATACCTTGGATCCCCGAATGTAGGAAAAGTATATAGCCGCGCAGATAACGACTATAGGTTTATTGCCTTAGCCGCTGATAATCAATCAGGAACCGGAGGTAGATTTGAAGCATTCGGCCTAGACTCTCCTTTGGATAAGGGTTCTTTTAATTGTCGTGCTATTTCCAGCGATGGAACTATATATGATCTTCATGGGTTCCCAAATGGGCTTCTCAAATGGACAGACCGTATCGTAGGGGTTAACGAAAAAACGATAGTCGTAATGACTGGTTCAGGCAGGAAAGTCACCTTGCCTAATGGCGGTTCATGGAGTGGTTTAATTTATGAGACGACGCATGACACTGACTATGGTGGCCCTAGAGGCGTTTTCTACACCGCAGGTGGAACGGTTATAACTCTTGCAAGTTCTTCCGATCACTGGGGGGCAATTTTCTTTAGAGTCCAATAAAAAGGTGGTGAAAATATGAATAACTATGGAAATATTATTCGAAGAACAAAAGACAATTCTTATGTAATTAAAGATGGCTCATATCACGTCCCGAACGAAGGTGAGTTTGCGGAATTATGGATAGAAGTTGACAAATACGCCAAAGCAAACCCTGACAAGGTAACAGAAGAAAAACCATATGAGCCTACTTCAGAAGAAATCGCTGCTCAAGAAATCGCTCAGGCTAAATCCGAACGAGCTGAATCGGTGAGCAAGATTATTGTCGAAGTTGACGGCATGAAGTTCGACGGCGACGAAACCGCGCAGACGCGCATGGGTCGTACGATTACAGCCGCTGTAGCTCTAGGCGTTGACCTCAAGAACGAAAAGCGCATATGGGTGCTTGCGGATAACTCAATCGCAGAGGTGACGATTGCGCAACTCGCGGAAGCGTTGAGGCTTGCCTGTGAAAATCAAACCGCGCTTTGGACAAGGCCATACGAATAA